TTCTATATCTGCACTCCAATCGTTCTCCATTATATTACCGAGATATTTTAATCGTTTAACAATTGTATCTTGTAATAAGTTCCGTTCAGTTTAATTCTTAAATGCTGACCGCTACTTCCACTCGCAGAAGGACTAATTAAAGTAGTTCCTTCTAATTGAAGGTCGCCAATATTATTCACATCTAAAATTATATTTCCGTCGCTCCCTCCTTGTGCTGACGATAAGGCAACCCCTCTATCAGCAGTCATACTACAAAATCCATTCGTTCCACTAACATTATTCGCAGTAAAAGTAATATTGCCGTCAGTAGTAGTCCCACTAATACCACCAGTAGTTCCAGCATTCAAAGCAACATTTCGTTTCGCTGTCGCAGTTAAATCACCTGTTCCACTTGAACTCGCAGTTGATATAGTCATATTACCACTTGAAGTTTTTACATCTTGTCCGTTCATATCAATAGGACGAAAAGAATTATTCTCATTATCAGCACCATTCAATCGCCATACCAAACTACTTGTTCCATTCACCATACTATAAAAATCCAACGCTCCGTCGTCATTACTCAACCCAGTAGAAGTAGCAACACATTCTATTTTACCAAATAAAGTTTTATTCCCTAAATAATTCTTTGCGTATATTTGGTGAGAATAAATAGTATCATTAGCAATTACATTTCTACCACTTTTAAAAGTTTCAACAGACGGAACACCAGTCGTAGCACCAGCAGAAGTAAGAGTATTGTTTATTGTAATAGCAGGAGAAGCAGTATAACCTATAAACGGACTTGTAATCGCTATTCCAGCACCAGTAGCAGTTAAATTATCACTTGTAATTAGTAGTTTTTCGTCGGTTGAAAGTGTGAAATTATTACCTGCTCCGTTTCCAGTATGAGATAATCCGTTGTAGGTTAAACCGACTAATTGTGCTGGATTAATTCCATCATCAATCTCTACCTCAATACTATTTCCTCGTATAGTAGTCGTAGTTGAAAGTGTGCCGTCTTGTATTACTGCTGTAAGAGGTGTTAATGCGTTATTACCAGCAGTAAGAACTTGTTGAAGGGTTTGAGAACCACCTGACGCAATAGCAGTAATCGTATTTGTATTAGTTCCATCTGTAATAACTATATTTGGAACAGAAGCATTAATAGTAATTGCATTAGAGTTTGCTGTATTACTACTTAAAATAGTTCCGTTTGTAATTTTGGTTTGCGTAGTAGAAGAACCTATCCCAAATTGTTTGAAAATAACTCCACCTGTATTAAAATTGGTAGTTTGTATTATGAAATCTTGGTTGAGAGCACTATCATAACTTATACCAAAAAGAGAACCAACTCCTCCATTTGTTCCTGCTTCTATTTCTATAATTTCGGTAGGTGTTGTATCATCGTTTTGGATTACCAATTCATTATTAATAGCAAGAATAGTGGGAGTAATATTATTTACGAGTGCTGATAGATTTGTTGGGTCAATTATGAAACTGCTTGTTCCGTCAGGTGAAACAATAAATCCACCTGAACCTATTTCTAAATATCCATTTGTGGATTGATTTATAATTTTAAGTCCCTGTCCGTCTTGGTCTGTTTCAAAACTATTTACGCCACTTGTAAATGAATTAATAACCCCAGCACTAACATAATTCGCTGGAATTGGATTGGTAGGAATTAAAGACATATACTATATCTAAACATTTTAATTATTTAATTTAATTTTTTATGGCGTTATATTTATATCAAAATTAGTTGTAGAAATATTATTTACTCCCCATATACCAGGATTTATCAATTCAAAAGTCATATAATAGTTCATAGTCGTTGTTGTTCCCCAATTAATTGCAGGAAAGTCCAATATCATAGAAGAAACCAATCCAGCAGGAGTAGAAGTAAGAGAATATGAAGGGAGAAGACAAGACACAATATTACTATCATTTACAATTTGAGAAGACCAAAATAAGCGTCCTGCTCCTAATGCTGGATTTGTAGTCGCATCAACAGGGGCGTATGCTGGAACATTACTGGTTGTATTAACACCATTATTAAAATACAAAGTAGGACGAAACCCAAAATTAGCAAAAGTGTCTGGGAATATCGTCATAGTAGCAGAGAAGGTGCTACAAAAGTTCAATACACTATCCATTAGTCCGTTTATAGATGGAGTATTTGTTTGAACTATAATATTAACCTTAAATATAACTCCGTCCTGTTGGTTATAATTTTGTCCTGTTGGAGTAAGGAATGAAATTGTTGGATAAGGTGCTGGTGTGCCTTGTGTATTTAATTGTGCTCTTGATAAATAAGTTGCTATTTTGGAACTTGTTGCACCACCACCAGCGGTAAATTGTTGTGTTCCATCAGGAAACTCAATATAATTCGTCCCAGCAGTTCCAGTCATTACTATATTATCGTCAGTATTAAGTGTTGTATTAAATGTTGCTACACCATAAACATCTATTTGTTGTAAGTTTTCGCTTCCTTGTGCGTAAGGAAATCTTAAATATCTCAAATCACCAGCAGTAGTCGTTAATCCTGTTTCACTTCTGGTAAATACATTAGGGTCAAAGATGGGTAATGTTTCAGTAGGAGGGTCATATGTCGCCATTATATATATACTTTATTTAGAAATTAAAATTAATGAAATATAGTTATAGGTCTAAATTAAATTATCTTCTTAATTATATATAGTATGCCTCCAAAGAAAAAGAATGGTGATGTTCCAACTGGATTAATAGAAAACCTTTATGAAAAAATACCAAAGGAACTATTAGATAAAGTTGAAAATCCTAACTTCCATATTCATAATCTTAAACTTCCATTCCGTATGTGTATTGTTGCCCCATCTGGTTCTGGTAAAACTAATTTCCTTGTTAATCTTTTATCTATGTTTAGTGTAGGTAAGGGGACATTTGCTTCAATAAATATAATCACCAGGAATGCAGATGAACCTTTATATAAATGGGTAAAGGGAAAAAGCGACCAGATTGTTATAAAGGAAGGTTTAACAAACACTCCTCCATTAGACAAGTTTGATAAAGAATTGAACCATTTAGTTGTTTGGGACGATTTAGTATTAAGCAAAGATTTGAGTATGGTTGAAAATTACTATATAAGAGCAAGAAAATTGAATGTATCTGTTATATTTATTAGTCAATCCTATTTCAAAATACCTAAAATTATCCGTAATAATTGTTCGTATATGGTTCTACTAAAATTGAGTGGTAATAGAGAAGTGAATATGATTTTGAGTGAGTTCGGTCTTGGTGTATCAAAGGAAGAATTATTGCAACTTTATGAATATGCTACAAAAGAAAAGTTCAGTCCATTATTGATTGATATGGAAGAAGATAAGTTCAAGAGATTTCGTAAAGGATTGATTGAAATTATTGGATTTAACCATTAGAGTTATATAATTAGGTCAATATGAAATAATTATATAATAAAAAAAAAGGACTTAAAGACCCCCATTTATGCATATTTGAAAATATTATTTTTTTGTGGTTTCTGGTTATTTTGTTCCAAAGTCAAAGATGTCTTCAATTTTATCAAACTTCTCAACAGAATAGTTGATATGATTTTTAAATTGTTCTTCATAATTTTTATAGAGAAAATATCCTTTGTATGATTTTGGAACAAGATTATCCTTATCCACCTTATCAATATACTTTCCATATATCGTAAAATGTGCTTTAAATGTTTTCCTTTGTTTATTTGTATAATCCTGTATAACAGATAGAATACCAATCTTTTCACTATCACAAGGAATAAATATTCCTTCCTGCTTTGCATATTCAAGCACCTCGTTGATAATTTCAACACCTTGATGTTGGTATAATCGTCCAAGTGTTTTAATATGTAATGTCTGTTGATTTCTAACTTTATTTTGTGATTGTTGTAAAGAAAACTCTGCATTATTCCTTTGAGTGGTATTATTACCTAATAACCCCATCACAGCACCAAGAGGGACAATCTTATTGTCGTCGTCAATAATCATCGTAGTCGTTGTAGTCGTCATTTTATATATTATATAGTGCGTCGTCTTTATATTGATTTTTCGTATAAGTATATATATTGAAAATTAATATAAACTTTCAATTCAATTTTATTAAAAAATATTTTATGTGAAGTTTAGTTTGACCTATTCACATTTTTAATATATAATTATTTTAGCGGATTAATTATATAACCATAGTATATATATGAGTGAATATAATCCGCCGAATGAAAATGTGCCGATTTTTAATCCAATAAACTTTGAGAACATTAGTATTACAGATACTTCTTCTACCCCATCAACTATTTCTAATAGTTCATATGTGGTTGCAGGAACATATACGGCATCTGTCCCAACAGGAGCAACCAGAGCAAGAATAGTTGCAATTGGAGCAGGTGGAGGAGGAGGTGGAACTTGTAATTTGGGAGCACCATCAGGAGGAAACAAGGGTGCTAATGGAGGAGCAGGAGGAGGTGGTGGTGGTATTACTATCACAGATATTATTATTGGAGCAGGAGCAAGTGGATTTACTATTAATGTTGGAGTAGGTGGAGCAGGTGGGACTAAAAGTAATGGGTCTTCTGCTGGTGCTGGTTCTGCTGGGACTTTTACTTCTGTTTCTCAAAGTGGGATAGTTCTTGCTTATTCAGGAGCAGGATTGGGTGGAGCAGGTGGGATTAATTCACTTACACCAACAAATAATACACAAGCAGTAGGAGGAACAGGAGGTCAAGGTGGAACTTCAAATGGAGGAGTTGGTGGGTATGGAACAGGAGTGGGTAATCCTACTGGTGAAAATATTGGATTTTATACACCTTCAAATGTATATGGTGGTTCTTCTTCTGGATACGGAGCAGGTGGAGGTGGTGGAGGTGGTTCAGTTTATATTACAGCAAATCCAGGAGGACAGGACGCAGTATATTTTGATTGTGATGGGTTTAATGGAGGTAATCTGGGTGCAATTCTTTATTATCCACAAAGCACTTCTATTACAAATGGTAATGGAGTTGGTGGAATGGGTTCAGGGGGTCAAGGCACTAATGGTGTTGGTGTATTAGGATTAGGTGGTGGAGGTGGAGGTGGTTCTGCTGGTTCAAGATTTTCTTCTTCTGGTATTCCTGCTAAAAATGGAGCGAATGGTATTTATGGTTCTGGTGGAGGTGGAGGTGGAGCAGACCATAACACAGGAGCAAATGGAGGAGTTGGTGGTGATGGAGTGGTTGTTATTTCTTGGTCTTAAATTACCAGAGCAGTTTATCCGCCCACCAACCATTAGAATATTTCACATTTAGGTCTTTACGATGCCTCATCTTATATAATGCCCTTCTTTTATCTGCATATTCTTTACCTCTTTCCAAGATATATGATGGATAATCTAAATATCCATATCCTCCAACACTCGTAATATAATCTCCATCATTATCATAAATATCAATTTTCTTTCCTTTTTTAACTGATGGTCTTACCCATACGCCAAGTTGTTTTGCCTTTTTATAAGTATAAGGTGTTATATTATACATAATCTATTATTATAGTAAGAGATTATATTTTACGCCCAATTAACATATTTATCAGGATTTATTCTATATGGGTATAAACCTTTTTTATTTGGAAAAATACCCAACTCCTCCATCATTTCTGCAAACTCTTGTTTGGAAACATACTGGTTCATATATGCCTGTAATATGTGTTTTCCATATGCATCATAAACATTCTGTAAAGATGCTTTTCTGCCTCTGTAAATGGTAGGATTGTAATGGAAACAATACCAAAAGGTTGCTTTCATAAGTTCTCGTTTGAGAAAAGGTTGCGGTTGCAGGTTTTCGTTCATCTGTCTTATATGATATTATAATATAATAATTCTTTATATTACTTTTCCATATATTATATTAATTATCAATTAATATTCCTAAATGGTTTATATGATTTTTAAATATATATTTGTTGAAAGGGGTATAAAGACAAAGGTGTATATGATATTATAATATAAGATGACTACTATCTGCGAAAACCTGCCTTTTGAACTTGCTAATATTGTTTATTCCTACTTGGGAGAACACCCTGTTGCAAAATTGATTAGAGAAGAAGAAGAAAATAATAATGAGTTCTGTTGTGAATGCGAACAATATGTTGCTGAAAAAGATAATTTTAATAGAAATATTTACATTTGTAATAATACCAAGTTGGGAATGTGTGAGTATTGTTATGGAGAAACCCAGTTAGGGGTGGAGGTTCATACCTGTGTGGATTGTGGAGAAAAAACATATGATTGGTTGAAGTTCAATAATACAGAAGAAGATGGGTTATTCTGTGGAAGTTGCTACGAAACCTTCTTGGAAAGGGAAGAAGAGGAGGAATAGGTAGAATACCTTAACCTGTTTATATTAATTCTTTTTATAAAATAATAATAGTTTATACTATTATTTTATAGTTTTTTACCTTATATTATTCTTTCTTATACTTTTTGCAACAAACCTGTGCGATTGCAACAAACCTGTGCGTCTTTTTAGAACTTTTTCCTATCAACTTTTTCTTTTTTTTTTATTTTGTTTTTCTTTTTTTTTTTCATAGGAAAAAGTTCCAACTTACCACACAAGTTTGGTGCTTTTCACACCAGTTTGTTGCAATTGGGGATTTTCCATATAAACTTCTTCAAAAAGTTGGAGAAAAACCATATAAATATTGGATTTATTAATATAAGATATATTCATTATATAAAAAAGTAATATAAAGAAATATTTTTATATAGTATTATAATATAAGATGGATACTGAAAATGAACTCATTATTGAAAACCCTGAAACGATTGAAACTGCGGTTGCTGAACCGAAGAAACGCACTTATATGAGGGAGTATAAGAGAAAACAATATCAAGAAAATGGAGAAATGATAAGGGATAAGAATAAAGCATATTATTACAAATATAAGTTTGGACTAAATGGTGATGATATGAAAAAGTATGATACTCTGCTTCCGCTTGTATCAAAGACCAAGAAACATTTAGACGATTTGAAAAATGCAAACCCTCTGTTTTTAGCAGAAATCCTGAAACAATATGTTTAGGATATTTTATAAGATATTTTAATTTAAATAGAAATTAATATTTAAATTAAAAATTAATATAAAGAAATATTTTTATATAATACTATAATATAAGATGTTGGAAAATCCTGAAACTTCTGGTGTTGAACCTTTTGTCTTTTCTTGGACGCTAAATGCTAATGATTGCCGTAAGACAATTTACGATAAGAAGAAATGTGTTGAGGTCTGTGATATAAATAAAATATATGGTTTTATTGAGAATGAAATGGGTATTACCTACCAAGGTCATAGCAGATATGATTGGATAAGTGTTAAGTATGCAACTGAACTTGACTTGATAAAATCGTATAAACTCCTATTCAATAAAAAGACAGAACATTTCCAAGTATCACATCATTTAACAAAACATAAATGGGGACGAACAATCCCATCTAATAATTGTTCCTTATCTATATTCCATCGTCCTACCAGACACTCATTATGCGATGGGTTCTATAAGGATATTGATATGGTTTCGGCACAACCGAAAATGGTAAGTGAAATATGTCGTCATAATAATATTCCTTGTGATTGGTTGAATAAATATGTTAAAAAACCAAAGAAATACAGGGAGTTTATTATGAACCATCATAATTGCAGTAAAGATGTGGCGAAAACCCTGTTTATTGCTATTCTGTTTGGTGGTTCTTATAAATCTTGGATAAAGGATAATGATATTAAAGAAAATGAGAATAATTTTGTTGATATTGCTTCTGGTATGGAAACTGATATTAAAACTATTATGGAAATCGTTTATATTTCCAATCCACATATCTTAAAAGATGTATTGAAACAAGACCCTTATAAATACCATACAAAAGGCAAGTTTGTGATTGAAGATGCAAAAAGAAGCATTATGGGTCTTTGGGGTCAATCAGTTGAGAAATTATTACAGGAAACTGCTATTGGATACTTGGTTGAAAAGAAGGAGTTCAAAATTGAAGAAATTGTCCCAAGTCAAGATGGATTTATGATAAAACAGGAATACTGGTATGATGGGTTGATTGAAGATATTCAAGAAGTTATTAAAACTAATTTCAATATGGGTATTGAGTTTATTGAGAAACCTTTTGATGAGAAGATTGAAATACCTACCTACTCAAAAAACATCAGGGATTTTGCAGAATGGGAGGACTTGATAAGTGCTAAAAAAATGGCGGATAAGTTTATTGAAAGTTTTAATGAATATATTGTTTTGAATAATAATAATCTGTATGTCTTCTGGGGTGATAAGAAAGATGAAACAAAAAAAATATTAAACGGAAGATGGTTTGATGAAACGAATAAAGATAAACGATATAAATTAATCTTATACATTAGTGAAGATTTGTATGATATATATAATGAAGAAATCTCTTCTGCTGTGGAACTTGATGAGAAGGAAACTAATTTGTTATTGAAAACCCTGCGAAACCAAACAAGTAAAAGTAATTCCTATACTGATATAATTAAGCATATCTTAACAAAGGCGAGAAAAACCGAAGAAGATTTTAATGGAAATCCTTACTTACTTGGGTTCAATAATGGTGTCTATGATTTATTAGTTGATGAGTTCAGGGATTATACTTTCAACGATTATATTACATTAACAACCAAATATGACTATGTAAAACCTGATTTTGGAATACCTGAAAACCAAGCACTCAAAGAAGAACTTGCTACTTTGATTGAAACAATCCACCCAGACCCAGATTATAGATTGTTATATTTGCAAACATTAGCATCTGGATTAGATGGAAGAGCGTATCAAAAATTATTCTTATTCAACGGACAAGGTGGTAATGGTAAAGGTTTAACAGGTTCTTTAATGGATATTACTTTGGGAGAATATTATCATCAACCGAGTAATGGTATTTTGAAAGATGTTGAAAAGGCAAACACACCAAGTCCAGATATGATAAACTTGAAACATAAAAGATATATTAATTTCAAAGAAGTTGCAGGAACAATTAGAGTTGCAGTATTGAGAAACTTGACTGGTGGTGGTAAGTTCTGTGGAAGATATTTGAACCAAAATCCTGAAACATTCTTTATGAGTGGAACATTCGTTATGGAGTTCAATAATAGTCCTGAATTGGACGGAAAACCACAACGAGCAGATTATCGTCGTTTGGTTGATTTATTCTTTCCAGTTAATTTTACTGATGACCCAGATAAGATTGATAAGGAGATTGGTGGATTGAAATATAAAAAGGCAAATACCAGATATGAAACACAGGAGTTCTTGAATACTATGCGAGATATATTCTTGGATATGTTATTGGAAGTGTATAGAACACATAAGGATAAGGAAAAGAAAACTGGTATGATTTTCACTATTCCTGAAATTATTAGAAAGAAAACTGATGAGTTCATAGCAAACCAAAATCTTTTCGTAAAAATATTTAATACAAATTGGTTGAAGGTTGATATTCTACCTGATAATAAGGAAGATGAAGCGAAGAAAACCACACCATTAATAGATATGTGGGAAGATATTCAAAATAGTAATGATTATAAGAGTTTATCGTATAAGGATAAACGCCAATATAACCGAAATGAGTTCTACAAATGGGTGGAAGAAAACTTCTTGGTTGTTAAACTTGCAAGAACAGGTAAGATGGTAAAAGGAATTATTAAAAATACAAATGGAGAAGATGATGATGAAGAAGGTGGTGCAGAAATAGAAAACGAAATTGTTGAAATATAAAAAATAAATCTTTAATATAATTAGATAAAAATTAATTTAGCAAATTATTATCTAATACTATTTATATATGGAACGAACAGAAGAACAGATTTTCCCTGCCGTAAGTGATATTGAACCTATTGAGTTTCCTGCTGATGAAACCGAGCAGGAAAAGGAGATACGATTGTTAAAGGAAAAGGCGACAAAAACAAAGGTTATAGCATTAGACCAATTACGCCGACCTATATTTAGTAATCCTTCTAATTTTTCAAAAAGAGATAAGGAGAAACTATTGAAATTGATGAAGGAATGGTTTGATAAACCTGATGAAGAAGTGAATGAAATCTTTAATGATTTAGTTTTAGACAAACTTGATGGTGATTATGAAAGGATAGATGTTAATCCTATGAATATAACATATGCACCAGACCCAGAGTTTCACAAAAATCTCCCACCTATGGATATTGCTGGAAATACTTTAAATACTATAAATGGAGCAAATTAAATACTATAAGAATACTTTTCAAACATTTTAAGAATACCATAATTTTTTTATATATGTATATTATATAACAAAATGAGCGGACAACCAAACCAGACCCCTCTTGATGCCTCCAAGTTTAGACAGGCGTATATGAGTAATCTCAACCTTCGTATAGCGTTAGATGATAAGAACCTCCAAGCGAACAAGACCTATAACAGGACAGGTCAATTACCAGTAGAACCAAGTGATTTTAGAACGACCGAAGAAAAACTTGCCGATGTATTAACATTAAGGAGAGATGTTAGAAGTCAATTAGGAAAGATTGCCGATGGTATGAATGCAAATAAAATATCAGTAGAACTAACTCCTGCTGAATTAGTTTTCTATTTCCAGCAATCTCCAACTATAAATCAATTGATTAAGGAAAGATATTCCAAAGGTGTTATTGCTGATATATTTATTCCATTTTTACAAAAATATATGGCGGATACATTAGCGAACAAGGGTGTAGCATCTGGATTACAGCAAGTATCAGCACCAAATCTCTTATTGAGTGGTGAAAATATTGCAAGAGCATTAGCAACGCAACCTGATTATCTTGGTATATTAGAAAGTTATATGGATACTGGTATTAATATATCCAGACCACTTACCGAAGCGATTAATGTATTACCTCCTGCTGATTTATTCCAAAGAATTAATGCAGTTGAAGATGCAAATGAACGATTTACTCTGCTTGAAGAAGCAACTAATTATTTGAAAGATTTACCTTCTAAAAATGAAATATCAGCAAAAATACGAGAAGTTCAAAGATTAAAAAATATTAGAGATAATTCTGGATTAAGAGGTGAAACTGACCGAGTTATTCAATTAATCACACCATCAAGAGATACAAAAATACAAATGGAAAATATTCTACGAGCATTAAGCAGACCTTCTGTTGAGGAAATACCAGAGCGTCCTACTTATCCATTTGAAAGTATAGAAGGATATGAGGAATTGCCTGGTGGTGAAGAGGAAGAAGATGAAGATACACCTCCAAGTGCTACACCTTCTAAAAAATTAGTCCCAAAAAGAGATGCTGAAACATTAGTAAAACAAATTAGAGGTGTTGATGATTTCCAGCGTCAAGATTATAATGATGTTGAACTATTGGCGATGTTAGATTTGTTAGATAATACTCCTGGAAACTCCGCTTTGTTTGGTAAAAGAGGAACACTTGGTATAGCGAGAAGTGAATACGGCAGAATATCAGCAAGAGAAAAACGACGATTAATTGCTAATTTATCTATGCAAAACAGGGTAGAGTTAGAAAGAGCAATAGAACGAGCAGGTGGAATGGTTGGAGGAGAAGGTGAGTTTATGTTTGACCCTTTTGAAGGAAGAGGTGTTAGAAACACACTTATTATGTCTGGACGAGGAGTTGCTGTCCCAACGAAATTAAGACGATATGATGCTATTAAACCAACTGATATTGATACAACTATGGGACTTGGAAAACCACCCAGATATATTCCATTTGGACGATATTTTATTAATAGAAATAGATTGAATGATAGTGTGGTTTCAATCAAACGCCCAAGTGGAGGAAGCATTACCGAGTTTCCATCACAGCGAGTATCCAGCACTCTTGCTGATGTATTGAAAAAGATTGTTGGAAGAGGTATTCCTGCCTTTGAGGATTTAGAAGCATTAAACGAAGAAGAGAAATCGTATCTACATAAACTTGCAAAGGAAAGTCATATATTAGATAGATTGAGTATTCCAGCACCAAAGAAAGATGAAGTAGATAAAGATTTAAATAGGTTTGAGATACTAAAAGGTCAAATTACCAGCGGTAATGATAATAAGGAATTAATTAAGGAGTTCAAAATGCTTATACTTAAATTAAGTAATATGAAAGTAATTCCAAAATCCCAAGCAAGAGATATATTATTTGATTTAACAAGTATGGGATTTTAAAAAATCTCTGGTATAATATATAAATGAATAGTGGATATTTTCCAGGTGTCGTTAATCCAAAAGTAAGACCTCAAACTAAAAGCGAAGAGTTTCAAACTCCATTCTTTTTTGGTGGTAGTCAAATACCGAATGCATTATCTATAAGAAAAGGTGATTTTAGCGGTTCAGGATTTAGTAAAGGTTCTATGTCTAAAACCCATATGGGAGATATGGATTTCACAACCAAACGAGGTAATAAGGTTTTCCACCAGGACGGAAAGTTTATAAAAATGTTTGGTAGAGAACCATTTAAGAAGAATGGTATTTATTAATTATTTAATATTAATTTTTATCTATATTATAATATATAGATATGAGAACAATCGTTTTAAACTCTTCCAATTTAGTTGCTGACGGACAGAATAATAAATTGGTGTATCCCTTTCCAGGTTCAGTAATTTTCAAAGATAGTTATGTTGCTTTATCACAGATTAATATGTATTACTCTTGGTATAATATAAGTGTAGCATTACAAAATAACTCACTACAATACACTTGGAAGGTTGCTGGAACTACATCAACCATCACAATAACTATTCCTGATGGTTTATATGAGGTTGCAACCCTAAATGAATTACTCCAATTCACTATGATTTCAAACGGACACTATTTAGTTAATAGTTCAGGACAAAATGTTTATTATGCTGAAATGTTAGTCAATCCAGCAAGATACGCAGTCCAAATCAATACATATTTATTTCCAACATCATTACCAGCAGGATTTACTGCTCCTGCTAATTTTCCAGGTTTTCCATCAACCACATTCAATCCTCAAATTATTACTCCATTTGCGATTAATGAAATACTTGGATATGCAGTCAATTTCACTACTGATGCTAATACGAATAATGCTTTTGTTCCACCAGCAAATCAGGATTTAATTTCCAAATTAGCAAACGGAACAATTTCATATTTAAGCACAACTGCTCCCAATATTCAACCCAACTCATCTATTTTAGTAAGTGTTTCCAATATTGATAATGCTTATGCTACTCCTTCTTCGGTTCTTTATTCTGTTGTCCCATCAGTAGCATTTGGAGAATTGATTAGCGAAAAACCACCCCAATATGCTTTCAATAAATTGATTGATGGAACATATAACCAAATCCGTATGACCTTCCTTGGAACAGATTTGCAACCTATTAAGATTAATGACCCTAATATGACTATTATATTAGTATTTAAGGATAAGAATGAAGTTGTATAATTATTTTCTATGCTTAATTATATAGATGAATAACGAGTTGAACGAACAATATTTAAATAGAAGTTATGACGAATACCAGAAGGAACAGATGAAACTGATGAATGATTTCAAGAATGATACACAAGTGGAGGATAGTAAGGATATACAAAAACAAATAACTCTGTTGAATACTATCACTATTAATATATTAAGATTTAGAAACTTGCGAAAAACAATTCAAGAAAAAAAAAATAGATAGTATAATATATAGATGATGAAAACAAGCAGGGTTTATATTCCTCAATCACACCACATCGGTTTAACAAGACATACCAAAGGAAGTATTAGCGGTAAAGGGGTTTCTCCTCTTCTTCTTGATGGAGGTTTAGGTGGTGGTAATAGTTATGTTTCTGTTGATGAATATGTTTCAACCACAGGTCGTAATCCTATGAAAGTTTCTGGAAGCGGTTTAGCAAAATCTTTTACGGATAAACTTGCAAAGTTGAATATAGGAAAAATGCCTATTTCAAGAAAACCAAATAATATCAACTTTTCTCTTTAAGGATATTTTAGAGTATAGGATAGTTTAGTAATTTGAAGTCAATAATTTGAATATAACTTTTATTCAAATTATTTTTATCTAACTAATAATATATAATGTCTTGCGATAAATTAGTTTTTGACCTTTCACAAGAGGTAGAGGGAACTCCTAATGTTTTTGTTAAGAAGGATTGGTTGAATATTTTAGACAACCAGAACGGACAATATAGTTCAAATCAATCCGTCATAGATACATCACAACTTACAAACTCCAACCGCTATATGTCGTATAGGGAAGGGTATTTAGCAGTTCCTATGCTTCTTTCATTAGGAACAACCACTCTTGCTACTGCTGGAAACTTTGACCCTGCTACTGCTGGAACAAGTGCAGATTACGCTTTTTCTCTTAAAAATTGGTTCGGTCAAATAGTTCATTCTCTTACTTTGGACTATAACGGCACTACTATTATCCAGCAAACTCCTTATTGTAATATGTGGAACTCCTTCCGCCTTATGACTTCTATGAGTTGGAATGATGTATGGACTACTGGTGCTTCCATCGGTTTTTACCCTGATGACCCTCTTACATTCAGTTTCCAAGCACTCGCAGGTTCTTTATCAGGTCAAGGAACTTGCAACAATAGTGATTTACTTATTGCTTCTCCTGTTGTATCTGGTGCTTTCAACTCTTTCTCATCAGGTCAAGGAAATATCGGTCTAACCAGACGCTCCCAATATATTAACTTTGATACTGCTGGTGTTAGTGGTTCAGGAACTTTTAATGACCTTTTGACTGCTAATGCTTGTTCTAATATCTGGAAGTCATTCGTTTCCAGTAAGGTTAATGGTGTAAATGCTACTACACAAGGCAGTTTCCAAATCTCCATTATGGCGGTTATTTACCTCAAACATCTCCATTCCTTTTTCAACAGCGTCCCACTTATTAAGGGTGCTTATATGAAGGCAACACTCAATCTCAATAACACTTCGGTTGCATTCACTTCCACAGCAACAACAGGTCTTCTCGCTATTAACAGCGTTTCTAATGCTGTTGGTGGCGTTTGTCCTTTGATGATTGCTTCTGGTGTTGCTGGAAACGGAGGAAACACTTTGGTCGCCCAGTGCATTACCAACAATTCTGCTACTTCCTATATTGCAAATATCTCGGTTGGTGCTGTCTGTCTTGACCCTACTCTTTCCACATTCGTAGCACAAGGACAACTTTCTCGTTCCATCTACTTGTATGTTCCTGCTTATACATTCAATCCTGTATTTGAAAGTGCTTATCTATCCAGTCCTATTAAGCAAATCAAATATACTGATATTTACCAATACCAGATTACCAATATCCAAGCACAAACAGGTCAAATCAATCAACTTATTACCAACGGAATTGCAAATATTAAGTCAGTTCTTTTACTTGCTTTCTATTCCCCTCTTGCTGGAACTGCTAATACAGGTCTTCCTCTTGGTCTTCCTGTTTTCCAGTCCCCTTTTGATACTGCTGGTTGTGGTTCTCAATCTCCTATGGTTCAACTCAATAACTTTAATGTAGTCGTATCAGGTCAAAATATTATTTACAACACACAGCAAAGAGCATACGAGCAATTCCAGAACCAATTTTACGGCACTAATGCTGTGAATGGAGGTATGACTGATGGTCTAACTTCTGGTTTGATTAATAGATTAGGATTTGATATGATTTATGGTTCTTACTATGTTGATGTATCCAGAATGCTTCCAGTTGAGGAAAGCGTTCCAAAGTCAATCCAAATTATTGGAACTAACCAGTCCTCAAAGGCAATTGATATGTATGTGTTCGTAGAATATGGTGTTGATGTTTCTATTGATGCACTCACAGGTGTGAGAGTTTAAGAAAAACCCATAATAATATTGAATAATCTTTATATCCTTTTATAATATAAATTATAATCTCATAAGTGAAATTATAATTTGTTTTAGGCGTTATTTTTAGTTAAGCAAAATCCATTATTTTTTATCTCATATAGTTATATATATAAGATGAATGTTGTTGAAATAGGTGTATCTCCAAAGCAGATAAGCAAGTTGAGAAACGGACATAAAGTAAGGGTCAAGAAACCTATGTCTGGAAAAGGTGTTTGTATGATTGTAAATCCTGGAAAATATGATATTATAACCAGAGCATTTTCCAGAGGTAAAGGTGCAGAAATCTCTTTAAGTCCAGAGGAAATTATGGAAAATCTTAATGCTTCTCCTGAAATGGAAGGTAAGGGTATTTTCGGTAAAAAGTTTGATAGATTTGTTGAGAAAACTATTGGTAAAAAGGCGAAAGATGTCCTATATAAGGGTGCTGATATGCTGAAAGCACCTATTAAGCAAGGTATTGATAAACTTGCTGAATACGCACCTGAATTAGCGACTGGTGCTTTGACTGCTGGTGCATTAGCATTAGGGCAACCTGAATTAGTTCCTCTTGCTGGTATTGTTGGAAATAAATTAGGAAAGATGATTGGAAAGAAGGGTGCTAATCTTGCAAAGGATTATTTAGACAGACCCACATATTACCAGGAGAAGGTTGGTATTGGAGGTTCTAAACGCAGAACTCCACCTGCTATAATTAACGCTTTGAATGAAAGTCAAGGAACAAATCTGGGTTATATGGAACGAGCAGGTTTAGCACAAGCACAAGCAAATCAGCAAAGAGCGATGATGATGCGACAAATCCAAGAAGATAAGTTTAAGAAATTATATCCTAATTCCAATATTAGCGAAGCAGATATAGACCAAGTTTTTGATGCTATACCAGTATCAGGACAAGGATTATATGCTGGTGGTAGTGCTGGTTATGGTTTGTATGCTGGAACAGGATTATACGCCCAATCTGGTATGAGAGGAAGAGGAAGTTGCTGTATGGGTAATAATCGTAATTCAAAGGATTTGGTTGCTGGTAAAGGTGTAAGAGTTCTTCCACAGGCATTACTATCACAACCTTATTCTGCTAATTTCCAATTTAGACATACTCTTCCTCCTGCCTATCAAATGGTTGGAAAAGGACTTTACGCATAATTAATAAAAATAAATATGTAAATTAATTATCTAATCTTAAATATATAGATGAGTTTAACAGATACGCAGTTAAAGATTTTAGCAAAAGCAATGGACTTCCCCCTTGCTGGTGTGTGCTTTAAAGATGAACTACCATCTAAATTGGAGTTCAATAAAGCATATATAATTAATATTGAAGATGCAGAAGACGAAGAAGGAAATGATAATGGTGGAACTCACTGGACTTGTTTCCAAATTAATAAATATCCTAATGATAAGATAGAAGGGATTTATTTTGACCCATATGGAGTTGGTATGCCCCAAGATGTTGAGAAATCAATTCTTAAATCAATTAAGAAGAAAATACCGAATACTACAAAGGATATTCAATCATTAATGAATAATGCTTGTGGGTATTATGTATGTGCCTTTTTACATTTCATTAATTCATCACAATATAGAAGTAAGGATTTATTTACTGATGTATCTACCTTTTTGGATATGTTTGATGATTTGAATAAATCAATAGATTTCAAGAAAAATGAATACATTTTGAAACACTTTTTTAGAAATAAGAATATTGAGGAAAGAACTCCTGTGGATATTGATGCAATCGTAGAACCTGATAATACCAGAGTGGATATGATGAAACTACCTGCTGATGTGAAAATTATGAAGTAAATATATATTAAAAAATATTATAAAAACTATGTTAGTATTTATAATATGACCTATTACCACTTTCTATTTCTTTACATAAGTATCCAACATACTGCTTGATGAACCCATATCTTCCATAGTATTAGCAACCTCTTGTTTCTTATTGATAGTATCACCGAACTTATCTGTTAAATATGTGTGTCTTAATTGATTAACACCAACTTTCTTACCATCAAATATGCGGTTAAGACGCTGGTTGAGTTTAACACTTGATAGTTTATTCATATTTGCATCAAAAAGAAGGTAATCAGTTGGATTGATTGAAGACCATTTCTTAATGATATTTTTCAATTGAACTGGAATATCAACATCTTGCTTTCCGTAAGTTTTTGCTGTCTTATATGAGTTGAAAAAGAACTTGTTCTTATCCATATAATTATCAACAGCAGTATCCACATTTTTTATTTTGAAATCTACAAAATCCTTACTTCTTCTGGGTTTTATAAAAACCGAACCAAGAACACATAGAATAATGTAATTCTGGATTTGTTGCAAATCACTTGGAGTGATATTCTTCTTTTTCATTATCAAATCTGCGTTCTGTTTCAAGTCATCATATACTTGCTTAATCTCATTCGTTTCAACCCAAGATGCCTCCTGTGATGGTGTCTTAACCTGTTTAGAAATATCCTTATTATAATCCCTAACATCTTCCGCCATCAAATCTCTGTATGGTTTCTTGTCTGTGATTATTACTAAACTACTTAATATTGTTTTTCTTTTGTTTGGTGGGACATCTTTTAGAAACTTTAAAACTGGTTCTGTATTATCAAACTTGGTTAGGTCAATTTTATCATCACCGAATACCCTAATATAGAGATTTTTCAAAATAGAAGAGTATGTTGTTAAAGAAGATTTAGAAAGCGAAGGGCGTTTTGCAGAAATATAATCCTTAATATTTTCCATTATATAATTAATATAGATTTTTATTTAGGCGTTTTTAAATAATTGTTTATATTAAGTTTAGTTTTATATTTTTTTTATATTATTATATAATATAAGAGAAAAAATGGAAAATCCTGAATTGAGAAGTTTTAAAAATGATTTACGATTTGGTTTAGAGAAAGAGTTGGAGGTTATTGATATTCTTAAATTGAACTTTGATGATGAGATAGATATACAAAGCACCAAAGACATATACGGAGATGATTACTATATTTATGATTTTGAAGCACAATCAGGAACATCTTGGGAACTGAAAAGTAGAAGAATTAGAAAGAACCAATTTCCAACTACAATTGTGCCTGTTAGTAAAGTAAGGGATACTGATAAGAAACAGATATTTGTTTTCAATTTTACTGATGCTTGTTGCAGTATAGATTATGATAAAGAATTATGGGATAAGTTTGAAATAAGAGATGTATCCACTCAACGATTTGGAAAATTAGATTTACCTAAACCTCATTACCATATACCGATTAAACATTTAACCGATTTAGTAAGAGTGCATAGGATTTGTTAAGTATTTGAATAATTTTATAAAAATAAAATATTTTTATAAAAATGTTATTATTGATAAACTCATTTTCTAAACCAGAGTTCTCAAAATCCATATTGCGTAATCACCATATACATATTTCTCACCCTTTTCCTTTTTGAAACCATTCTTAACAGCAAATCTTTCCATATCTTTTGCATCAATTCCTCCAAAAGTCCAACCAGCAGTTCTATCACCAGAGGTATAAGTCCAAGTAGTATCTGCTTTTAATCCTTTATTAGATGTCTTAAATGTAGTGGGGTCAAAATGTTTAATATTAGTAGCATCATAATATCTTCTATTCAACCCAGCATAATCAAGTGTTTTTTCAACTACTCTAATTTTAATCACAAATCCGTTTTTCTCATCATATTTTTTATTTGTTTCATTACGAAAATCGTTCCACTCTTGATTTCCACCAGTTTGACGATTAATAAAATCTTTCATTTCAAATCTTTCATATCTGTCTTCATATCTTTGTTTTGAACCTGTGGGTAATAATGCTTCCCATTCTTCCTTTGTTAAAGGAGTTTTCAATTCTGTAATTGGTTCTGCAAGACCACCGCTTATTAATTTTTGTATTTTTCTATTGTTGAACCCAATATACCAATCAGTAGCACATTTATCAATTCTAATTTTATAATCTGTTTGTTGCTGATAATCTATTTTCTTATTATCAATATTGTAATAATTATTAACTTTATCATTCAATCTTCTACAATACATCGTTCTATAAATCTTCCCCTTATAGTGAGGGTCTTTATCATCATAATTATATTTATTTCTGTATCTGTTAAGATATTCAAATAATTCCAATCGTAAAAATAAATATTTACGACTTCTTCTTTCGTTTTGTTCTTGCATACTTCTGCGGAACTCATAATCATAAACATCTATTTCAAGTTCTTCAATTACATTATCAAACTTGGTTTTGTAATCAACAGGAAGGGGTGCAATTGAGGAGGTCATCATCTTATATTATATATTCATATAAGGCGTTGTCTTTATATTGCTTTTTCATATAAGTATATATATTGTAAATTAATATAAATTATTATAATATATAAAAAAAGGATATAAAGAACGATATTAAACAATAGTTAATACTTTAAACAGAATTATAAGATATTTATATGATTATTAAGATATATAATCATATATATATAGTTAAAAGATATATAAAACTTAAATAAATTAATTTATTTAATTCTTTAAACAGAAATATAGTATAATATATAATAGTTAATCTTAATTATTATATAATATTGGTCTAATATGATTATTAACCTTAAAAAATAGTTAATGGTTTAAAGATTACATCTTCCTTTTCATTTGAGAAGCAATAGACATCGCCTCTTTGTATGAAACACCTTGTTCCTGTTGCACTTTCTTTACCATAGCAATCCAGGCATTTGGTTTCTTAACACCATAACCAGTTGCCTTTCCAAGTGCGTCCCCTGCTTCCTTACCAGCAAGTTTTCCAGCGGTTTGTCCCACAGCAAAACCAGCATAAGGATTTCCAGTAAGGGCGGTTGTTGCTGACCCAGCAAGACCACTAATGACTGCTGGTAATGCTTTGTGAATTAATCCACTTGTGATTTGTCTTCCTAATTTAGGTGTGAAAGTTTTTTTAGCAGGTTGAATAATGGTTTTTTCAAAACCACCTTTAATATCATTTCCAACTTTCTTAAATGCTTTTCCAATATCATCAAAAATACCAGAACCACACATAGGACAAGTAGCACAACCATTATGTCCCATTCCTTTCATTTGTCTTATACCTGCTTTACCTCCAATAGGTTTTCTAAAAAATCTTGCGTCCGCCATAGAATTAGTAGGAGGGTTAAATCTCGTATCCATTATACTATTATCGTAGATATTATTTTCGGTTAAACCTTTCCCAAATAAATTAATACCTTTTTTCGCTTCACCATCTCCATCTCCTCCATCATACTTCTTTCTTCCTTTTTGTTTCGGTGCATTTTGTAATCTTCGGCGTAATGCTAAAATCCTGCCTCTCATTCTGGCGTATTGGTCGGCAGTTAAAATAAATCTTAAATTACCAAATCTATATATTTGATTAGGATTTATAGCGGAGGCATTATCAAATAATCCTCCAAAGAAATTAGTTAAATCTTCATCTGTTATGTAATCTAATATTTCATTAACCATATCACCAGATAAAACACTTGCTCCTGCTGGTGTGGATTGTTCTGCACCTCGTCCATCAATAATTCTCATAACAATATTCTCTTCACCTCTTTTATTCTTCTTTTTATCTACAACTGAATATTTTTCACTTCCTAACATAGCATCTTCAAGGTTCTTTTCAGCAATAAGTAATTCATCTTCTAATCTATTTTCCTCTTCATTCAAACCTTTTAATGGTTGTCTATCAGCACCATAATTTCCTCTATCAAATTGGAACTGCCTTAATCGTTTTATTTCGGCAATTCGTTCATTCATATTGGATATTTGTTGTTTGTATTTCATAACATCTTTTACTCCTCCACCTGAAACAACTGCACTTGCTTTCGCACCAATATCAGTTAAGGTATTAGATAGTTTTCTCAAATAAGGTAAATCTTCAAATAACGATTTAGTATCCTGTTTAATAAAAGCAATATCTTTTCCATCTCCTAAATTATTTGCTCGTAATACTGCTGATAAGAAGTCCTGACAATTATTATCCCTTGCAGAATATCCCAAGAACTTATTCTTACCCATAAATCGCTCTGTGTTCGCCATCATAGTATTGAGATTAAATCCTGATGGTAATGTTTCAACAATCGGTTCAATCTCGGTTTTAGGTCTTGATGGTGGATTTACCAACATATTTATTCTTTCATTTTTCTCAACTTGAATACGACTTCCATTAATCATTTTCGCTTCTAAAAATAAATGGAATAGTTCATCAAACTCATTCTCTTTCATTCTTTCACCAAACTTACCAGCACTAAATAACGATAAAGCACCTGTTAGAACCTTACCTACTGGTGTTCTCATAAGAGTAATAGATGCTATTTCTTCATTACCATACTTTTGAAGTATTTCTTGAACTGGTCTTGGTAATTCAGTTGCACCATAGAATACTTCCTTTGCTACTGACTTAACTCGGTTAATGGTATTTTTGACTTTTCTACTACCTGTCTTAATTATATTACCAATATCCTCCATTATACCATCACCTTCTACTGGTTGATTTGC